TGTTTAACGGTAATATCGGAGTCGGCGGAAAAGTAGGGCCATTTAATATTGGTACTAATATTCCTATCAGTATTGATCCATTTGAATCAAAGAATGCTGAAAAAAGACCTGATGGAGTTGGTTTCGATACAAGTATTAACGAAAATGTTGCAAGCAAACCTAAAAATGATATTAACAGAATGTTATCTCAAGTAAAACAGTCTGGGTTTTTTGCTAGACCATGTATATACTATATAGAAATAATTCCATCTAAGAGTATGATAGGAAAGTCTGATGTTCAATCAATTGGTTTGAATTGTCATACAGCAACAATTCCTGGCGTATCCGTTGCAACTAAAGCAATAGATGCTGGATATACATTTAGAGAATATCCTTATGAAAAAATAATGGAGCCTGTTGCATTATCATTTTATTTAAGTGATGATATGACAGAATTTAGATTTTTTGAACAATGGATAAAACAGGTTTATAATGAAAATCGTCATGTTGGTTATCACACTGATTATGCAGGTACAATAAATATATATCAGTGTACCAAATGGCAAAGTGGAAACAGTGAAGACTTGGAAGTTGTGATGGGGGTAAGTTTAATAGATGCATATCCCAAAACTCTATCAGCATTAGAGCTTGGTTATTCAAAAGTTGATGAGATACACAATATTACAGCAACAATAATGTATAGAGATTTGGTTTATACATATCATGCGTTAGAGGGAATTTCTAACAAACCAAATGAATTGGTAACAAGAGCTGAACGTATCTTTTCAGAAACAGGAACATTACTTCAAGATACATTTGATGCTCTCAAACTACCTAAACTTCAAACATTAATTAAAAACCAAGAATCATTTTTACCAATAAGGAATCCATTTAGTCGTTTTTAATATAATTACTATAATATTTATTTACTATAAGGAGTGAATGAAATGCCATTACCAAAAATAGAAACACCAAAATATGAATTGATAGTTCCATCAACAGGTAAAACTGTTAAGTATCGTCCCTTTCTTGTAAGGGAAGAAAAAATTCTTCTGCTTGCAATGGAGAGTGAAGAAGAAAATCAGATGATACTTGCAATTCAAGAAATTATTAAAAATTGTGTATATGAAGAACTTGATACAACAATTATGCCAATGTTTGATATTGAATATATATTTCTCCAACTTAGGGCTAAATCAAAAGGTGAGATTGCTGATTTGACAGCTGAATGTGAACAATGTAACAACCCAATAGAATTTAATATAGATTTATCTAAGATTGAAGTAACAGGATTGAAAGGTCATAATAATAAAATACATATTACTGATGATATCGGTGTTATATTAGATTATCCTTCAATCAAGCTACAAAAATCAATAGATGGGGATGTAACAGATATTAAAAATATATTTGCAACTATTACAAATTCTATCAATTCAATATGGGACAAAGATTCAATATACCCTGCTAAAGATCATACATCTCAAGAATTGGATGATTTTATAGAATCATTATCAGATGAGAATTTTTTGAAAATTAAAGAATTTTTTGATACTTTACCTTCATTAAGTCACGATGTAGAACTTAAATGTAAATCTAAAAAAGGTAAAAAGAATTGTGGATGGTCACAAACAAAAACATTGGAGGGTCTAGCGTCTTTTTTCGCATAAGCCTTGGTCACGAATCGGTAATAAATTATTACCAAACGAATTTTAACTTAATGCAACATCATAAGTATTCATTGACTGAGGTTGAAAACCTAATTCCTTGGGAGAAGGAAATATATATCCATTTATTAATGCAGTACATAGAAGAAGAAAATCAACGAAACCGAGAACAATAAAGGTAATCTATCATGGCAGATAACGATAATAAATCTAAAGATGAAGTAAGAGCCGAAAAGAAGCTTCGCAAAGAAATTGGCAAAGACAAGAATATTCGTAAAAATATTCAAGATAGTATGCCATCATCATCCCCCGAACAAGTTGACAAAATGGTTGAGAGGATGATTGATAAACTTACGAAAGAAGAACTAAGCTCTCGAGCTGAAAGAGATAAACAACTTACTGCCGACAGAGATCAGAGAAGACAAGACGATTTAACTAGTAAAATTGCAATGTCAAAAGGTATATCAGATACCATGGCTGCATCATTAGCAGAACAGCAAATCAAACAAGAAAAATCAGAAAGAAAAAAATCAAAAGGTTTAAAGAAATTATTCTTTAGTATTAAAGATAATTTTAATAAAACACCAGAAGAGAAAAAAGAAGAAGCTGATAGACAAAGTGGTTTGTTTAAAGGCTTGAAAAAAGTTATAAGTGGGATGGGTAAAGGTGCAAAAGTTGGCGGTGGTATATTTGGTGGGATAATGAAAACTATTAAAAAAGTTTTCGGACTACTTAAACTTAAATTTTTATTTATTGGTGCATTAGTTGTTGGTATGATAAGTCAACTTAATTTAGGCCAACTTAAAAAAATATGGGAAGGTCTTAAAGAAGCATTTACCGCTATCTATGAATTTCTTGAGCCAATTGTAATAACTATATGGAATTGGATTGGAGAGAGTTTAGTTCCTACGTTAGTAGATTTTTTTGTTAAAACATTAAAAGATATAGGAACAATGTTTACATCAATTAAAGAAAGATTTGAAGGTTGGGGTGAAATGTCTTTCTCAGAAAAATGTTTTGCTATTCTTGATGTTTTTGGTGATCTCGGTACATTCATTGGCAACTTAGGTGGAAATCTAATAAAAGGTATTGCTGATTTATTTGGGGCAGATGGGAAAAAAATAGAGGAAGAATACTGGACGCCGATAAAAAATTTCTTTGGAAAAATGTTTTCAGCATTTAAAATGTTATTTACTGATCCAAAGGAAGCATTAAAAATGGCATGGGAAAATGTTTTTGGTAATGATGGTTTAGGTTCATATTTTTGGGAAAAATTTATATTACCGATGGCTAATTTTTTAAAAAATATTGCAACAGATATTATCGGTGATAAATGGTCAAAAAGGTTGGGTCTTACGAAAGAGACACCTGCCGAAATTGCAGCTAAAAAAGAGAAAGAGGCAAGATTTCAAGCAGGGAAGGATGCTAAGAATAAATATACAGGCTTAATGGGAGGAATGGATCAAAAAGAATTAGATAATGCTGCACCACAAGAATTAAAAGATATGATTGCAATGATGAAAGAAACTAACCAAGACAAAACAAATAAAAAAGATTTTCAAAAGATATTGAATGCTAAGAAAAAAGCCGATGAGAAACAAGCAAAGATAGATGCACAATCAGCAATTACGGATGCAAGCAACAAAGCAAATGTAGATGCTGGAGGATTTGCAAATATTTCAGCATTCAAATCTTCTGCTGAAGGTAAAGCATTTATGAAACAGATGGGTGCTAGTTCTTCTGGAGATCAAAAGAGGGCATTTGAAGCATATCAAAAGCAGGGTCATATGGGAGCAATGGATTCTAGTGAACTAGGTCAAATCAAAAAAGATGAAGGATTTAGGAAAGGTGTCTATAAAGATACTATGGGTATTAAAACTATCGGGTATGGTTTTAATCTTGAAAGAGCAGGATCACAAGAAGCATTAGATGCAGCTAATATAACATCATCCCTTGAAGATTTAAAAAGTGGTAAGATGAAATTGACCGAGGAAGAAGCATCTCGACTTATGATGGGTGAGATGGGTCACTTTAGAAATGTTGCTAAGAGATATGTAGGTGAAGAAACATGGAAAAATCTTAGCTCTAATAGACAAGGTATTCTCACCAACATGGCATATAATATGGGTGAAGGTACACTAAGTAATTTTAAAGACCTTAAAGCTGCTATTGTTAAAGGTGATTGGAAACAGGCACAAGTAGAAATGAAAGATTCTGCTTGGTCTAAACAAGTTAAGGGAAGATCAGATAGATTAATTGCTAGAATGGGACAGAATGATAGTGGACAAAAATTAGCTTCAGCACAATTAGCATCTAGTACTATGGCAAAAACTTCTAGTGCTCCAGTGGTGATTACTAAGAATAGCAGTAGTTCTAATAGTAACACATCTTATACTACTCGTCCATCTACTAGAGATACATCAATTGAAATAATAAATGCAACCGCACACGGATAAAAAAAATAA